CTCCATGATTACTGGACAGATCTAGGAATTGAGTTCCACTACCGCGCCAGCCCATTACCTGAGTTCACTGTTCAACTTCCCATGGGTTCGGTGACAGTGCTTTGCCGGTCAATGGAGAACTGGCAACGCATCATTGGAATTAATGCCAGCTTCATTGGTGCAGAAGAAATCGACACCAGCAGAACAGAGATCGCAAGGCGTGCTGTTGATAAGTTCCTGGGCCGCTTAAGAGCAGGCAACAGAAGACAACTCGGGATGTTCTCGACGCCTGAGGGCTTCGGGCTCCTTTACTCAATGTTTGTTGAGGAAGGCGATAAGCCAGATCGTCAGCTCTACAAGGCCAAGAGCACAGACAATCCATACCTGCCAGAAGACTTCATTGATGGGATGCGGGAGAACTATCCGCCCAACCTGCTCAATGCCTACTTAAACGGTGAGTTCACGCTTCTCACTCAAGCTTCTGTCTATCCAGAGTTTGACCGTCAGCTAAACGCGAGCGATGTTGATGAAGTCCTTGAGATCGACACCATTCACGTAGGAATTGATTTCAACGTTGATCGATCTTGGATTGTCTGTTGTGTGCAGCGCCCTGATGGCATTCATGTCTTTCACGAAATGATTGCTCGCGACACACCAGGCGTCATTGAGAAATTGCGGGAACAGTTCACCCCATGGATCCATCACGGGCAATTGATCGTTTGCCCTGATGCAAGCAGCCAAAGCAGGAGCACGCGCAATGCAGGCATTTCTGATTTCGGCTTGATGAAACAAGCGGGCCTAAGGATTCAAACGCAAGCAGCCAATCCATTCATCAGAGATCGAGTCTTGTCGGTCAACACCATGATCCTTAACGCCAAAGGAGTAAGGCGGCTATTTGTTCACCCGGCTTGCAAAGGAGTATTGAAGGGACTGGAACAGCAGCCCTATAACCAGGCCACGCAACAACCAGAAAAAGGTGATGGCGGGGTTGATGATTTATCCGGCCAGACTGATGCGCTTGGCTATGTGATTTGGCAGATGGCAGGCATCAAGCCATGGAAGACAGGCCAATCACAATCCAAGGCTTTGAAGGTCTGGTGATCCTGCTAAGCAGGGCTAAAATGCAAGGGTGCGCTTGGTGAGTGCATAGCTTCATTGCAGCTTTGAGAATAGAGCGCAATGCAGTTGTCTCTAGGTACGTTTGCCCCGTTTGATGCGGCGGGGCATTTTCTTACCCCTCTTGAATCACAAGGGAATTAAGCTGGCCCCATATATCAGCTAGGCAACGTGGAAGAGAATCGTTTGATCAATCCCGTTGATCGGCTTGCGAATGGATACCCCCTGGGAATTTATGGCCCAGAGAATTTCAACAGAGAAGAATACCTAGAAGAGGAAGTCAGCCCTGGTAATGACCCGTCGTGGGTTAGTGGGCCAGTGCTTGAGATGAGTGAAGGCTGGCGGCCAATTGATTGCTGTATTGGTGGTACTCAATATTTCAGGCGACACGCTGAGATCTTCTTGCCTTTGGAGCCGAGAGAAGACAGCGACGCATGGCAACGTCGAGTTAGCCACGCAACGATGGCACCGTTTGTTCAGAGGATCGCGGAACAGGCGGCCGGGTTGATACTCCGCAAAATGGTCCAGATGAAGGCGCGCGGTGAGGACGGCGAAATTGATCCTTACTGGGAAGCATTCGCCCAGAACGTTGATGGCTTCGGGACAGACATCAACGGCTTTGCTCGTCGTGTCGTCATCAGCTCAGTGCTTTATGGCCACTCGGCAATCATGGTTGATTATCCGAGCATCGAAGCAGCACCGAACCTGGCAGAGGAACGGGCCCGAGGTCTTCGACCTTATTTCTTGCATGTTGATGCAAGGCAGATTCTTGGTTGGCGTAAGGCTGATGGCAATCCATTAGCTCCGATTTCGCAGATCAGATTGAGCGAGATTGTGAGCGAAGAGCATGGCAAATTCGGCGACAAGCTGATCAGACAGATTCGAGTTCTTGAGCCTGGCCGTTGGTGTGTTTATCGCCAAGGCTCCGGTGGTGATGGTGAAGGTGAATCCGGTTGGTATATCCACGACGAGGGGACAACAAGCCTGCCGGTGATTCCATTAGCGCCGACCTATAGCGGGAAGATCAGCGAGTTGATCAGTAAGCCGCCGCTTCTACCGATTGCCAATCTCAATATCCAGTACGCCCAACGAGCTGCTGATTTAGCCCATTCGCTGCACGTTGCAGCCATGCCCATTCTTGTGATGAAGGGCTTCGATGACGCTGACGGCGTGATCGGTCTGGGCAGTAATTCGGCGATCTTGTTACCGCCTGAAGGTGATGCTTTCTATGTGCAACCAGCAGCAACTGCCTTTGATGCTCAGGAGAATTTCCTACGCACGCTCAAGGAACAAATGAGCAGCTTGGGCATTTCGACCCTGTTTGCTCAGAAGATGGCGGCGGAGACGGCGACATCAAAGCAGATGTCTCGCGCTGATTCAGATTCGCTCCTTTCTGTTGTCAGTAAGGACTTGCAGCAATGCCTCCAAAATGCGTTTGACATGGCTGGGGCGTATGTCGGGATTGAAGCGCCAGAGATCACGATTAGCCGGGATTTCGATCTTGGCGTTCTTGATGGATCACAGGTTCAGCAATACATGCAGCTCTGGTTGAACGAAGCGATCAGCCAAGAGACATTGCTTGAAATGCTTCAGTCAGGCGAAGTTCTGCCCAACGTCAACATTGAGGAAGAGATCGAAGCAACTGGCCAGCAGAAGCTGAACGATCTAGAGGAAATGGCCGAGGCTGACAATGCTGGTGCTGATGTGGGGGAGATAGAAGAGCTTGGCGTCGATGAAGGCCGTCAGGTTGCGTAACCTGGCCTCATATCCATAGGCAGGGCGAATGGCTGAGGTTCTTTCATACGCGACGAAATCCAGCGTTTTCCCTGTTGATGGAGCCACTTCAATCGTGGCCACGATCACACCAAGTAATGAGGCTTATTGCTTTTTTGATACGTCGGAGGATGGGACGAACTGGAGTTTGTTGATTCCGTCAACGCTTTACACCGTCCCGGTCACGCGAACGTTTACAGCAAGCCAGGTAGGGAATTATTTGCGTTGTTCGTTCTATGGAGGGATCGGAACAGTAACGCTGCAAGTCGATGGAATTTCGGTGCCACCGTTAGTGGTTGATTCACCATCGACAATCTCAGGCACGCCGGAGCTGGGGCAGACATTAACGATGACGCCAGCGACTATCTCTGGTGGCAAGACTCCTTATACCTATACCTATGAATGGGAAATGCTTTATGGAACTTGGGAGGCAGTTGCAAGGGGTTCGTTGACTTATACGATCCTGGAAAAACCAAGCTATGTAGGGAGAAAGCTCAGAGCAGTAACCATTGCTGAAGACAGTTCTTCTGATGGGGAAGTTCCTTCCACCACGATCCAAAGCATCTCGGCAGAGGTAACTATTCAGGATGTTCCTGTAACGCCAATCATCATCATGACTTCGCCAGTTGCATCTGGCCAGACGATGGTGAGCAAGCTAGTTAGCTGTGCGCCTCCAACGTTTACAGGCGGTGATCTCGATACTCACGTTCTGAGTTATCAATGGTTTGATGCTGATAGCCCTGGCACTCAGCCTTTGCATACGGGCCAAGAATGGGAGCTAGAGGAAGCAGTGGTTGGCTCGTCTGTTTATTGCCGCGTTGCTGTTGGTGATGGCGAAACTACCGTCACAGATGATTCAAACACGATTGGGCCAGTTATTCCTCAGCCTACGATTGGGGATCTGTCACTAACGGTCAATGGTCAACCTTATGACTCTGAGAGTGGGGGGATCATCGAGAGCAAAGATGAGATCGTGACGCTAGGGGTGACTTTTTCCGGCGACGCAAGCCAGGTCACTTATGAATGGTTGCAATCAGGTGGTGGAGGAAGTTACACCAGCAACATCTATTCATCCACTGCGGCTTACAACACTGGCTTCACCATGAGCACTGCTCGCTTATCTGTTCGCGTGATGGATGTTGACGCAAGCGATACGCCTGTTGATTCCGTTCCACTCGTCATCACGGTTAACTGATGACAGAACCAAATGGCGGCACTGGTTATCAGTTGACCCGTGAGCTAGCTGAAGTGAAGGGACGCGTAGACATGATTATGCGCGAACAAGTCGAGGACAATGAAACCACTAGAGAATTGTTTCAGCGTGTCGTTGCTTTAGAAAAGCGCATGGCACAGGTAGTGATGCTTGCCGTGCTTATTTCTGTGTTGGTTCCTGTGTTAGTGGAGGCTGGATTTTGGGGCGTAAACTGAGCCCATCTTGATCTTCAGCAGTAATGGAACTATTTACTAATCCCATCTTCTGGGTGATCGTCACGGCGGTCAGCGAGATCGTGGGAATGAGCAAGCTGAAGAGTAACAGCGTTATCGAGTTGGTTGTTAATGGCCTGATGTCAATCAAGCCAAAGAAGCTGAAGTGATGGCATAGCCCTGCCGAGGAAGAATAGAATCAGCGAGGAATTTCGTTCTCTCCTTCAATGGCCGCCAAAAAACAGGGCTACAACAGTCGTCTCGACGAGAGCCTTGGCGCTCGCAATGGCAAGAAGTCACAGAGCCTCAAGTCTCGTCGTGACGAATCCAAAGGCATGGAAAAGGCCGCAGGCAGACCGGCTTATTCCGGCAATAAGTCCAGCTCGCAGGGCAGGAAAAAGACCACCACTAAGAAAAAGTGAGACCACGCGAGAAGTTCCTTCTCGTTCTCCTGGCTAGTGTCTTTGCTAGCCAGATTCTTCTTTTTGCGTGGGCCGCGATGCAATGCGGAGCCCATGGCGGCTTAAAGGTTTGCCCAGAGTTAGGGCAGCGTTATGACACCACCTTTGCGGTGATGATCAGTACCACGCTTGCATTGCTGACGGGCATTACGGCTACAGAGGGAAAGCCGTGACCCTTAGGGGTATGATTTGAGCATCGGCAGGCATTGCCCCTGACGAGTTGCAATGGATTGCAGGCGATCCCTGCTCCCGGCGCAACTAACCGACCTTTGGTCACATTGGCCTAATCAGCCTGCTTAGCCCCCTCTTCACAGGGGGCTTTGTTGTGTCTACTTGCCGGTTTCAGCTATTGCGGCTTCTGCCCTTAGCCAACCGGCAACATCGTCTTCAGGTAGCGAATCAGCTATCAGATTCAGAATAGCGGCCATCCCTCTTCCAGGCCCCTGACTGGCCCAGGCTGCATTCCCCCTTGCTTCCATCATTGCTCTCCAGAGAGGCTTCACCGCTGAGGACTTCTGCAAGGCTTGGTTCGTCATTGGCTACTGGCTTTTTGGAAGCGGGTTTCCGCTTCGCCTTTTTAGCAGGCTCAGCAGCTTTCGCCTCAGGAACCTCAATTGTTTGAACAAGGGTTGTTTTCCCGATTCTTGAGGTGATTGTTTTGGTCGCCATTAAAGTTCAGAGACTGGCCACAGGTTAAGGGTGAACGAGGAACAGCTAAAGCTATTCATCCGTCATGCCTTTGCACTGGAGAGAACCGCAGGCAGGATTGTTGATGAATCAAGCCCAGCTCTTGCCCGTGCAATGGTTCGCATCAGGGAGTTGGTTCGATCAATACCCAAAGAAAACCTGATGAGAGAAGCAGGTTGGCGAAAGATGTTGGGCCAGGTTGCTGCTGAATTGAAGCCATACAACGATGCGTTAGCTGCTTCTGTTGTTCGGCAATTGCAGGCAGAAGCACCGGAAATGGCGAAATACGCCGAGGAAATGCTGCAGGCAGTTAAGAGCCCAACGGTGCCGGGTCCGTCTGGTCGTATTCAGGTTCCATCGGGTGGGGCAATGGTTGATGTTCCTGGCTTACCGCTGCCTATGCAAACGGTGGCATTGCCGCAAAGCGTGAGTTCTGTTCTGGCTCTGAATGACACCAGGGTTGGAGGCAAAAGGCTTGCAGAACTATTCGAGGCCAGCATTGATCCGCTGAAGCCAGCGCCAAACATCACCCCATGGATCAAGGCCAACGTTAAGACGATTGATCGCGTTGTGAAGACTGGAATTTTGCAAGGTGCCGAGACTTCAGAGATTGCCAACAAGCTTTTTACTGAGATCACGACTGGGGGTGGTCCGTCTGGGATTCGCATGGATGGCGGGAAAGCAGCGGACAAGATCAGGAAGCAAGCCAGGGCCTTGGCGCGCACTGCTGTTCAGGATTACAACCGCCAGGTCAATGAACAGGTATGGGATGCCAACCCCTTATCTGATGGCTTGATGTGGGAGTGGACTTCTGCCCTTGATTCCAGAACCTGCCCGCGTTGCGCTCCGTTGGATTCAGAGACGAAATCATCCAGGAAAGAATGGGCGTCTTATGCCGGCGGATTGCCTCCGCTTCACGTCAATTGCCGTTGCTCGATTCTGCCAATGGACCCAGACGATCCCGGCGCAGTGCGAACAGGAACGATGATTGCTAAGCGGGAAGCCGGCCTCACCAAAGGCGTCAAATACAAATCCAAGGTTTACGTCAAAGGTGAGAAGTTCTACCGCTCAACCATCGTTGTGAAAGACACTGCCGGCAAAGCAGTTCGCAATCCAACGTATGGCGATTTCCTTGTTTCAGTAAACGAAACATCCCGCGCAGAGTTCTTTGGCGGTGGTGAGCAAGGGCGTAACAGAGCCTCGCGTTTCATGGTCCGCGTTCGTAACGGTGAAAACCCAGAAGTTGCCCTCAGCAAGATGGTCACAGGGCCACCAGGACGCACCACGTTTGTCTCTGAACCTCCCCTCCCTTCCCCTCGGTAGGCGTAACGAATATATTTAGGCCAGAACCTGTGGTTCTCCCTAACACTCTTTCATTGCATGTCTGACAACAACGAGTTGAGCCCTGTGGGCGAAATCACTCAACAGCCTGTGGCTGATAACAGCGAAATTCTTGCTGAAGTTGAACGACTCCGGGCTCATAACCAGGAGTTGCTATCAGAAAAGATCGCCAACCGAGACAAGAATGATGCCAAGTTCAATGACATGGAAAAGCAGCTGCAGGAGCTGCGTTCTAGCCAGAGTCAGGCCAAGCAAGCCAAGCTCGTTGAGCAAGGCAAGTATGAGCCACTTTGGAAAGAAGCGAGCGCAACGAACTCTTCTCTTAGCTCAGAGATTGACTCTCTGAAGCAACAACTTGAGAACGAGCGCGTTTCACGTCAAACGGAATTTCTCAAGGCAAAAGCAATCTCTGCCTTTCAACAGGCTGGGATTCGTGACCCTGAGCACATGTATTTTCTGCGCCAAGATCGTCTTCGCTTAGATGGTGATTCTTTGGTTGCTCTGGATGGGGGCGTTCAGACCGACCTAGGAAGATTCATCGATGGCATGAGGCAACCAGGGTCTAGGTGGGAATATATGTTCCAATCTTCCGGGGCTCGCGGAATGAGTGCAACGGGATCCTCTCCAACTTCCCTTGCAGGTAAATCACTAGAGAATATGTCTCTGGCTGAAAAGGTTGCATTGGAAATGGAAAACCCTGATGCCTTCAAGCGATTGCAAGCGCAGAAGGGTAAGTAATGCCCAGTGGGCGAAAACGCAAACCCTAATCACTCAAACAAGTGGGCGTATTTCAAGGCAACATGGGCACCAGCCCAAATGCTTCAACCTTTACTAGCGATATTGGATCAGCCACCAGGCTTGCCACTTCAGCGCCGTTTTATCGCTACCTGACGGAAAGCATTTTCCAGCAGTCAGCTTTTGTGCAGTCCGGCATTCTGGCAACAGATAGCCGCATGAATAACCTCTCCGGCGTGAGAGTTGAACTGCCGTTCTTCAATCCTCTGGATTACACAGAAGAGTCAGTTGATAGCTCAGCTACTTGGGGAACCAATGGCGCAGGTTTCTACACAACTCAAAAGCAGACAGCTTCCACCCAGTACGGCAGTTTCACCAATCGAGGTGCAGCTTTCGCCATGGACTTCCTTAGTGAAGTTCAAACTGATGAGGATGCACTAGAGAACATCCGCAGCCAACTGTCTACAGACATGGCGCGGAAGCTTGAGCAGAAGTTGATCTATCAACTGACTGGTCTATTCGGTGCTGGTGGTCCTCTTAATGCCACCAACTCTTTAGATCTATCTGAGACCACTCCTGGCTCAGTAACAGACGCAAACTATTTGTCTGCGGCTTCGATCACTCAGGCCAAGTATTTGCTTTCAGAGCGTGCAAACAATCTGAACAGCATTGCGATGCACCCCACTGTGGCTGCATACCTTGAGCAGATCGGGCAGCTCACATTCTCTTCCAGCTCACTAACTCCTGGCGCAGGTCTGACCTGGGGTGGCGGTGGTATCGGTATAACTGATACTCAGATTGGTTGGATGTCTGGATTGAAGGTTGTGGTTGATAGCCAGATGCCTGTCCTGGGTTCTTCTGGGGAAGCTCCTCAATATGTCTGCTATCTGTTCGCGGATGGTGTAGTTAAGACGGGAAGTCAGTTCCCACTGATGATCGAATTTGATCGCAACATTCTGTCTATCCAGACAGCAATGGCGGTTACTTATTCAAACCTCATGCACATTTTGGGCACTACTTGGAGCGCATCATTCGACAACCCGACGAATGCGCAACTTGCCACCCCTGCCAACTGGAGCCTTGCTTATGAAGTGCCCCAGATGATCGAATGTGTTCGCTTGGTTGTCAACTCACCCTATGGAACAACTATTCCTTAACCAAATGTCATCACCCTGACGAGGGCTAACATTTAATGGGAATGTTCGGGGCCTTGTGAAGGGGCCCCTTTTTTCTTACTTGTGGGGGGCCCCGACAAGCTGTTTTCTCGGATGGATCGAATGGATGAACTGAGCTGGCCCAGGTTCTGGTTGGTTGTCTTCGGCGCCCTGATGGCTTCCTTGATGGTCTTCGCTGTCCCTACTCAACACGACCTGCTTGATCAAGCTGTTAAAGACATGCCTAAAGCTGTTACCCCTGAGCAGCAGTAAGATCAGAGCATCTGCTTGTCTCTAGTGGTTGGCCTGATCCGCATGGACTTCTATAGGCAAGGCGTCTTGAACGTGATTCACGTCCCTCGCGCTGAGGCAGCAAAGAAACGAGAAGAACTAGGCCGAGAAGGCTGGGTGTTGGCCTGGAGCGTTGAGCTATGAGTTTTGACGCAACGCTTGGTGGCTCAGAAGCCAATAGCTATATCTCAGTCGCTGAAGCCGACGCGGTTTATGCCGACTCGCTGAACAACGCGAGCTGGACTGTTCTGACTACTGAGCAGAAACAGCAGGCATTGATGGCCTCAACGACTGCGCTTGAGGGTTTGAACTATACGGGCGTTCGTTGCACACCCAGCACTGATGACGCGACAAAGCCTCAGGCGTTGCAATGGCCACGCTCTAACGGTGAGTGCAAAGGCATCACCTGCACATGCGCAGCAATTCCACTTCCTGTTCAGCAGGCTTGTGCATTCCTGGCATTGAACTTATTCAATGATCCGAACGCGATCATTCCAGGCGTTCCAACTCCAATGCCGCAACGCGGCGCAGTGCAGAAGCAGAAGCTTGGCGATCTTGAGCAGTCGTTCTTTGCGCCATCAGATGTCGGCACGAAGATCGGCGTTAGTGCTCCAATCGTTCTGCAGAAGTTCCCTTATCTGGTTGACCTGATGGCTTGTTGGCTGTCTGGCAATTACGGACAGAGCGCAATCATCGAGAGGGTTCGTGCCTGATGCCTTTTAAATCCCAGGCCCAGAAAAAATGGATGTACGCCAATGACCCGGCCATGGCGAAACGGTGGGAGAAAGACACGCCTAAAGGAACTGCGCTGCCCAAGAAGGCCAAGAAAAAACCCGCGAGGAAAAAGAAATGAGCATCCCTTCTGATCTCCCGCCTCAAACCGAGTTTGAGTACATGGTTAATGCTTCCAGCTTCCAATGGGCTGGCACTCGCCAGGCATTAGCAAGACGCTGGAAGATCAGCGAAACGGAGCTGGTCAGAATCCTCCGCGGTCCTTATGGCCCAGAAACAGGAGGCGGCTGATGGCTTCACAAGACGAATGGGCAAAGCCTCTAGCTGATGAACTTGTTGATGTCTTCCGCGTCAGCTCGTTGACCTACTTCCGAGTGTCAACCGGCTATGACCCAGCAACGGGTGAAGTGACCACAGTTGAGTTGACCTATACGTCTGCCGGTGCCGTCACGAAGATGACCAACCTCGAGGCAGGTGGAGTTGGTGGCCCTCAAACCTTGGAATGCTGGGTGAACCTTTCTGCCATCAGCAATGTCTGGCCGACCACCGCCGATTCTCTGCAGTACGACGGCAGACGATGGAAGATCACGCAGATTTCCCCGATGTATTCCGGTGACACGAAATACGCCGCGAAACTGCAAGCGAGGTCAGCATGAACCTCACCAAGTTCGCCAAGAAATTTGAAGCTGCTGTTGATCAAGCGGTCAGCGATCACATCCAGCTAACTCAGGGCAAGTTGATCAAGTTCAATCCAAAAGACACTGGCCGGATGGCAAGTTCCTGGGTGATCGGCCACAAAGTTGTTAATCCTCAGACGAGGCCAAAGGACTGGGCGCCACCAGGAGCAAAGAAAGTGCAGGTGGATCAATACCCAAACAAGATCACCGCGTCTGGCAATTGGTACATCAGCAACTCTGTTCCTTACTCGGTGAAGGTTGCTTACGACCCGCGCTATGCCGGTGGACCTGGCAGCGTTAGCGGCCCGAACTGGTACACGGCGATTGTGACCCAGCAACAGGCTGACCTTCAGCGTCAACTCGTCAAGCAACTGAGGACCATCACATGAGCTTCGCTGACATCAGGGCTTTATTTGAAACCGAGCTGACCACGGCTTTCCAGGCCATGACGCCTCCCGTGCCGGTGGATTACGACAACGTTCAAGAGGAACCCGTCCCAGGAAGCAACAGTGAATACGTGATCTTGAACCTGTCTTTTCCTACGACGGTGGAACCGATCATTTCGCTAGAGGAATCAGGCATCGAACTGATTCGCGGAGCGGTGCAGGTGAGTTGCTATACGCCACGCCAGCAAGGAATGAAACGACTGGAAGAGATGGCGCAAACCGCGATGATCACGCTCAACAATCTGAAGACCAAGAGCAGCTCAATCAATGCTTGCGTTGGGACCATTTCAGGGCCAACGACTGTCTTGTCTGGCGATCAACCGCACGCGCTGTCTGTAGTTGCCGCTCCGTTTACTGCGAAGGGTTAGCCCTCGGTAGGCTTAAGGCATCAGTGCCCCCGCTGATAACAACGCCCCCGCTGTTGTTTATCTGAGGCAATCCATTGCCAATTGCATGTTCTAGTCAAGCACTGACTGGCCAGGAGGGTTCGATTTATTTCAAGCCCGCTGGTACTCAGTATTGCCTGACTGCTGCCGACTTTCCTGCCGGGACAGTGATCACTGTTCCTAGTTCAAACGACTATCGCGTAGGCGATCCAGTCGAGTTCACAGTTGAAGGCACGGCGACCATTGACACGTCGCTAAATGTCGCAACCACATATTTCGTGGTTGCTCCTATCACCTCAACTTCGATCACCATCTCTGCCACTAAAGGTGGCTCGGCCATCACCCTTGCCGGTGATTCAGACGATACAGGCGGAGGCCATTTCAAGATCAGCTTTGCTGAATATGAGGCTGTCTGCCAGGTCCGGGAGTTTTCGCTTGATCTAACAAGAGAAAGCCTGGACGTTACAACCTTGCCTTGCGGTATATCCGCTGCAGGGACTAAGTACGCGGCATTCAAAAAGACCCAACCTGGCTATGCGTCAGGGACAGGAACAATGAGCGTGTACTTCACTGACGATCAAACAAGCTTGGCTAATCGCTTGCTTGGGAATGTTCTTCTGCGTTCCCAAGAAGGTGCATACGTCAAGCTTTATGTAAATACAGTTTCTGATGGTGCAACGCCTCCTGCTCCTGATGATGCTCAATCCCTGTATATCCAATCAGGGATCAGCATCGAAGGAATGAATCTGAGCGTTAATCCCGATGACGCGACTGTTGCTGAGCTGTCTTATACGATCACCAATCCCGAGGTTTTCCTTGGCACGGTGATTGGTTAAGAGGTTCAATTGATTTGATCCCCTTGATTGACCCTGCTTCGGCGGGGTCTTTTTATTGACCTAGATTCATGCGGGGCAGGTTTTCTCTCTGGCCTGGGCGGGAAGGATGTCGGCAAGGGGTGCTTGGCTGCTTCCCTTGCTCCCCATTCGCCTTACGCCTCAAGAGGGCTAATATCACTTTGAGCAGCCACTTAATTTTCAATGAGAGCTATTGATCGCCTTGTTAAATATGCGGGCAATGATCGGAACATCCATAAGCCCTTGGAGCACAACGGACAGGATTGGTCTTTTTATATGACCCCTCTGACGATTGCCGAAAAGCAGCGAGCAACGAAGAACGCCAAAGGGGATGATGCAACCGAGTTTGCATTGCAGCTTCTTTGTCAGAAGGCAATGGATGAGAACGGTCAGAAGCTGTTCAATGCCGCTGCTGATCTACCGACTTTGCGCAATAGCGTGGAAGCGGCGTTGCTTGATAAGTTCATGCTGGCGTTGATCGATTCCGGGGAAGAGGTGGAGGAAGAAGCCGACATGAAAAGTGCTGGCAAGGCAGCTCCGAAAGGAAAACGAGCTGATAGCTGAGCTGGTTGTTGCTAAGGAGCTGGGGCTAACGCTTGGCCAGCTCCGTAGAGAAATGAATCACGAAGAGGTCCATTTGTGGCTGGTGTTTTTTGAGCTGCAGAATCAGGAGCGCGAAAAGACGATGAATAAGGCAGGACGGCACCGATAGACTGACCGGACGCCTGCCTAGCAGTAATGGCCACAGAGACCCTTGTTCTAAAGCTGCAGACGGGTGGGGCTGAGAGGAAGCTGCAGGGCTTAAGCAAGTCGATGAACTCGACTGATCTGGCGGCAAAGAAGCTGCAAGGCGACATGCCTAGGGCATCCAATGCGATCAGGGGAACCGGGAAAGCAGCGGCAACAGCAACGGGCAATATTCAAAGGATGGGCGTTGCATTCAGAACAACACTGGGGCCCATTGTTCTGCTGTATGGCGCGATCAATACGTTGAACAAGAGCTTGCAGGTAGCAAGCGAACGGCAAGTGCTGGTTGCGCAGCTAACGAATGGACTCAAGAAGATGGGCGGCACGGCTGCTGATCTTGAGGCACTGGCTAACGCAGCCGACACGCTTGGCAAGTCAACGCTATTTGATCAGGAAGACTTCACGCGAGCATTTCAACTGCTGACTTCATTCCAGCGGATTGGGGTTGATTCCTACGGAAGGGTTGCGAAGGCAGCAGCAGATGTGGCGACTATTACGGGCCAGGATCTTCGCGGGGCGATGATTCAGTTATCTAAAGCGTTGGAAGATCCAGCGCGAAGGGTTACTGATCTTGCCAGAAGTGGAACAGTATTTACCGAGCAACAGAAAGAGCAGATAAAAACGTTGCAAGAGTCTGGGCGAATGCTGGAAGCACAGGATTTAATCCTGAGCGAAATTGAGAAGCAATACGGGGGAGCGGCTGAGGCGGCAGGAGAAGCAGGCTTGGCCGGGGCTATGGATAGTTTGGGGGAAGAATTAAGAGATCTGCAAGAAGCATTAGCAGGGTCAGAAGCATTGATGAGACCTCTTATCGGCTTGATCGATAAATTCACTTCATCGCTAAATGAAGCGAACAAGGTTGCCCAAGAGACTGAACATTTCTTAGACGGGCTTAGCAGGCTATTTGGCGGGGTTGGTCTCGGTTCGGAGCATGCGTCTATTGGCATTGAGTCTTTCCATAACGCAATTATTAATGCGATACCTGGGCTGACCGTCATGCTCCAGACGCTTGGTCAAATGCGCAATGCTATGAATTGGATTGGCGATAAGTTTGCTGGCCAGCGTAACTTCGGCAAGGATTACGCCTCGCAAGAAAAGGCTTTATTCGAGGCAGCCGGGGGTTGGTCACCTTACGATCAGAAAACAAAGACTGGCCCTGTTGTCTCATCTCCAACGGGCGGAGGAAGCGGCGCGGGCAATGCAGATAGGGCACGGACTGCTGAGCTAGAGAAGCAGGCGAAGCTGACCAAATCAATGACAACCTCTTTAGAGAGGGAGTTCAAATTGAAGACGGCCCTAACGGACTATGACAAGGAGATATTAAAGATTCAGTTTGACTATTTGGATACGGCTGAGAAGATCCGAGAGATTACGGATGAAACAACCAGAGCGAAGCTGGAGGGATTGAATATTGCCATTAAAGAGAAGGATATAGCGGATGTCATAGCGAAGAGAAAGAGCGAGGAAGCCGATGAACTAGCGAGGAAAGAAAAGAACAGAACGGACGCAATCGAGGACGCAAAGGGGCCAATTACTAAGCAAATGGATCAGCTAAAGGCAGAGCTGACAGATACAGAGGGGATGATTGTTTCGCTTGCTCAAACAGTTGAGGCAGAGATTGGGTCTGCAATGAGTAGCGCCATCACGGGTTTAATCACTGGAACGAAAACAGCAGAGGAAGCATTCTCTGAGATGTTTGCAAACATCGGCAAGGCGTTTATTGACATGGCCACCCAGATGATCGCCAAGGCGATGGTGATGAAAGTTCTAGGGATTCTGAGCCCTGGGGCGAGTTGTGGGGGTTCGATGCCCTGGCAAGCCGCGCCA